TTTACCACATGAAGGGCAGAATTTAGCAGTTTCTGTAACCGCTTCACCACAGAAAGGACATTTCTTCATGCCTTCTTCAATTTTCTGGGCGTCAATATCCTCTTTCTTGGGTTTCCAGAGAATCGCGTGGGGGAGCGCGACGATGAAAATCAGTGCACCGTAGAGCCACCAACCGATGAAGCTTTCAGACTTGCTCTTGCTCTTTACGATAAGAGCCGGAATGATCCCCAATATTGCAGCCCACAACAAAATGTGCATTGACGATCACACGCCTAGAAGCCGTTCTCGAACTGGATTTTGTATTTGAGGTTTGATGGAAGGTCTTTTTGGGAAAGTGCCTTGAAGCTTTTGGTCATGCCGTGTTTAAAATTGGAAAGGTTGAAATATATGACGTCCAGCAGCTTGCCATCTGTGGAATACACGCTCAAAGCGAAATTTGCGAGAGAGAAATCTTGTCCGGAGCTGTTTGTAACTTCTCCAATAAACTCAATACCCAAAGGGCTATCTCCATAGCTGACATTCTTGTACTCGAAATCCGCCGCAAAAACTGTCGCCACAAAGGTAAACATCAAAACCACCGCAATGAACCACTTCTTCATTGCTTGCCCCACCTCCATTTTTACTCGTTCCGTTTCGGCGCCATCCAGTTTTTTTCATCCTGAAAGCGACGTGGTCGAAAAGTTCATTCCCCTTTTGTGTTTTTACCCATGCCATCCTCCTGTCCTCCGTCGGTGACAGCAGTTTTGACAGCGTTTTTATCTTCCCATTCCTTCTTCCAGGTCAAAAACTTTTCAGCCGGCATGGGGCGTCCGATGAAAAAACCTTGCGCCATGTCGCAACCCATCTTGGTCAACAGGTCTAAGGTCTTCTCATCTTCGACGCCCTCCGCGACGACCTCTTTACCCAGACCATGAGAAGCTGAAATAATCGACTTGACGAGACTTCTTGCATTTTTATCTTTTTTCATGCCTTGTACGAAAAATACGTCGATCTTTATGGGAGAAGCCGGAATTTGCAGCATGTATTTCAAGGAGGAAAAACCAGTTCCATAATCGTCGATCGAGAGCCGGACTCCGAGTTCAGTCAATCTCATGAGGCGATCGATCATGCTTTCGGCATCATGCATCAATACGTTTTCCGTAATTTCCAACTCGAGGAAACGGGCATCTACCTGGTATTTCTCCAATGCCCTTTTTACTTTTGTTTCGAATTCTTTTTGGTGCAGATTTCTGACGGAAACGTTAACGGAAATCGGTATCTCCATTCCTTTTTCACGCCACCGCGCAACCTGAAACAGCGCATTTTCGATGACCCAGTCCGTCAGCTGATTGATGAGAGTGGTCTTTTCGGCTCGGGGTATGAATTTGCCTGGGGGGATGAATCCCAGCTCCGGATGTTCCCATCGAATGAGCGCTTCGGCTCCGACGAGAGACCGGGTTTTAAGATCTATCTTCGGTTGATAGTAAAGATGAAGGGCCTGTGGCGAGTCCATCGCGTCTTGTAATGCGCCGAGCATGCTCAGGGTTTCGCGTTCCAAAGCCGTATCGGTATGATCGAAATAACCTGTCTGCTCCGTTGGATCATTATCGGCTTTGTGCAAAGAGGCCTCGCATTCCTGCAAATAGTATCCGGGGTCGTCGATCAGTGGGGTGATCTCGGTGGCCGCTATGCGGATATCGCCGAAGAAAACGGATTCTCCATAGAGGTACGGAAGTTTCGCTTCTATCATAACTGAGTCGAGAGCCGATTCTATGTCGGATCTTGTCCTTTCAAAAAACAGTACGCCGACTTCATTACTTTGGACACGGAACAGCTGTATGTCCGTTTCAATGGTCTTTTCTATTCTGTCCCACAATTGAGCGATTGCCTCATCGAGAGCGGTTGGGCCGAAGGAGGACCGGATGCCGCCGTCATTGGCGAAAGAAAGGATCGCTAAAGCGGTCGGCTTTGGTGAGGTGTTCTCTTTCAGGGCAGCCGTCAATGTGTCGACCAGCGCATATCTGTTTGCGAAACCGGTGAATGTCTCGTGACGTGCCGCCCAGGAGGTTCGCTCGATTTGGTAGCGTGTCGTCTCGAATATGACTCCGGCGAGGCCTCCTATCATGACGAAGAAGACCATTCTATAGAGCCAGTTGAGCGTTTCCTGTTCCTGCCCTGTCGCGACATCGAGGGGCATGAAGGGGCCGAGCAAGATACCGCCCAAAAGACCGAAGATGATGCCACCTTTCAGACCATTGGAAAACGCCGCCAGGATAATGGGTATGTACATCGAATGGGAATAGGCGAATTTGATTCCGCCGGTCAGATAAACGAGTAGATAAACGGCCACCAGCAGGACGCCAGGCAAAACGTATGGTGGAAACCGTTGGTCTTGCGTGCATTTTTCGAGCCAATCGAATCCTCTGGCGCGCCAGTCCTTTTGGTGCTTTTCCATTGTTGTCTCCTCCATAAGAAGGTCTTATGTCGGACAAGAAAAAGTAAACAAAAATCGTGTTTTCTTGAATAAAACCTCTCTTTTTACGTGATTGTTTTGGAAAAAGCCTACATCCCGTTCCGCGGTGCCCCCTGGTAGGCGACGACTTTGCCGACGTAAACGTACCAGCCCATTTCCATATCTTTGAGATCACTTCTATGTTGAGGAGTTGGCAAAAATATTCCAGGCACTTTAATTGTTCACTTTACGCGTTCAGTGCTTTTTCTCCATTATCCTTGAGAGTAATTTTTTCGCTGCCTTAAATTCCTTTTCTGCTTCTCGGAAAACTCTCTCTGCTTTTAGGCATTCATCTAAGGCTCTCTCAAGATCTGTTCCAGGAAGCCAGGATTGAACTGTTTCAATATCTTTGAGGTTCCCATCTACAAGGCCCGTCGTGTCTCCTTGTAGAATACGTAATCTATGCTTGCAATACATTCCATTTTCTCCAGCCTGGCAAGAACAGGATGCTCTCAGTTGTCCGTTTATTTTGTAGAAACCCACTTTATATGGTTCTGGGGCGGATCCTTGTACAAAAAAGGTTTTGGTTTCCATGTCTCATTGGTCTCCAATGTTCCAAGATGGGCCTTTTATCAAAAAGCGCACAAAATCGTCTTGTGTCATTTCGACACGAGAATATTCTTCTCGAAGTTGATTCGTTTTGCGATCAACTGAATACTGCTTGAAAACCACTTTGCCCGGGTTCCTAGGTTTTTCTTTGTTTTGTGGTGTAGCGGATTCTGCTTCGAGAATTGATACGCAGCAAGTCATTTTTTTAAGCGCTTCTCTCCAACAACATCCATAAACGTTGCAATGAGAATAGAGGGTATCGCCTGCTTGGAAGGAAAAAGCGGATCCTTGAGTCCAAATTAGTCGCAACTTTCCGTCTGTGATTCGTTCAGTCTGGCAAATGTCCAATGCTTGGTTGAAACAAGGAGGCACGTCAAAATACCAATCCGAGTTACTCTCGTAGGGAGATTTCAAAAGCTTTTCTTGTCGGATTATCCGTTTTTCGGAAGGAGTGATCAAAAAATCGAGTAGTTCTATTGTTCCATTAGTCATTTTTTCCCCTCCGAGGAAAATTTTTCAAAAGGAGTTTTCTACATCCCGTTCCGCGGCGCGCCCTGGTAGGCGACGACTTTGCCGACGTAGACGTACCAGCCCATTTCGACGTCATCGGGAGTCACTTCTATATCGGGGTATTCCCTGTTTGCGGCCTTCAGGATGATTGTTCCGTCCGGTTTGGTATAGAACCACCGGATCATCCATTTCAGCTGCGGCCCGTAGCAGACTAGCACGACGTTCCCGCTCATAGGCTCCTCTTCGGGCGCGATGATGGCGATGTCTCCGTCGTAGATCTTCGCCCCCGTCATCGAGTCGCCTTCCACTTTGCACGAGAAAAGCCCCGCCGTGCGGATGGGGCCCAGTGCATCTAGGTCCACAGGTATCCTCCGTTCGATCGATTCGTCTGGGAACTCATAGCCATTCCCCATACCGCAGCAGGCTTTCGTGACATCGGAGAGCAGGGGAATGAAGATGATGTTGTCGGTGGTCCGAGATATGTCGTGGTTTGGTTTTTGCGAGGTATCCGAAACGATGTCTTCCGGTCTGCACTTCAGCGCCTCGGCGATCTTCGGGATCCAGTCCGCATCCACGCGTCGTTTGCCCATCTCAAGTTGGCTCATGTGGGTTTGGCTGATGCCTATGTGAGCAGCCAAATCCTTTTGAGTCAGACCGGCCTTCAAGCGCAGCGCGCGAATCCGGGCTCCAATACCCATTTAACCGCCTCCCGTTTGCATGGTATCCCTATGAGCAATATTTTGTCTAACGCCTCTTAGGAAATTTTTCTACTTGACATATTCCCGAATAGCGTTGTAATATTCCTATAAGCGTTATCAGGGGAGGCGGGAATCATGATAGGTGCGAAAATACGGGCCAAAAGAGTTCAGAAGAGTCTCAATCAAGTGCAATTCGCAAGTCTAATAGGAATATCGCAAACGCATTTGTCGCAGATCGAACTAGGAAAAAAGAAACCATCTCTTGACCTTCTTGTCGTCATTTCAAAAGCCCTTGAATGTTCCATCAACGATCTTATCCAGGATGACGCAAACCCTCTGGAGCCCGTACGGGACACATCGCAGTAGGTGTTCCGTACGGGCTTTCCTGTGACCTGGGCACGGCCCTGGCGGAGGAGGAGAAGGCGAGAAGGGAGTACCTCCAGACCTTCGACGAGCCGGACGAAAGCTTCGTCATAGGGTGCGACCTCAACAGAGACGGACGGGCGGACCTTCCTCAAACGGAGCGATACCTTCGGTGCCGCCAGGCATATCTGGAGCGAGTTGCGATCACTAACCGGATCATCGCCGAACTGGCGGCGTTGGCGGAAGAGAACAAGAAAGAGGCGATTTGAAAGAAGGAAGGAGAGGCGGCAGAGTCGATGTCCGGATTTTCCCCGCCGCAGAGAAACAGAGCGGAAAAGGTTATTCCGGGACCAGTTCGTCGAGTTTTTTGTAAGTGGTTTCCAGGAAAGAGGTAAAGGTTTTGACTTCTTTCTCCATTCGGGGATTGATAGGAGCTTTCTCAAACACAGTTTTCGCAAGGTCGGCCGTGACATCAAGAATATGCGCGTCTCTATCAGTCATACCAAGCATCTCCTTTCTTTACGGGTTTTAAGGCCATAAGGCCGGGAAAGCGTAACACAAGAGCAATTCAGAACCTTGACAAGTGAATATCGTTAGGGAAGCATGAAGAGGGATATGTGCTTTTTGAAAGGAGAGAGTGTTATGGCTCTCAACCTAGTTACTTTGTTGGTTTTACTCTTGCCGGGTTTCTGGAGCGCATGGGTATATTGGAAAATTTCGAGGGACGACAAGCAAGAAACAAACGAATGGTCGACCGTCGCGTTGGGTTTCAGTTTCGGGATTGTAAACCTCGGAATTTTCACAATGGGGAATCTGGCCTTGCAATATCTTTTCCAAATTCCAAGGGTCCTATTTGATATCGGTGATGATTTGTCGTGGCTTTCGGAATGGCAGTTTTGGGTGTCCTTTTTTATCATTGCTGTTATTGCCCATATCATTGGTTATCTGGCCGGGCTTCTCCGTTTGGCGGGAAAGATTCCAGCATTGATGCTTGCAAAAAAAGCATCTCAAAGGACTGGAGGCAACATTGGAACAGGATACAAAAGCAGCTTAAAGTTCATTGTGGAAAAGGAAATCCCAAAATATTGTATTACTCGTATTTACAAGTTAGGAGAGGAATCAAAACCCATTGTCGGATTGTACAAAGGGACTTCCGGAGACGAAATCCAGCTCTGTGGGAAACCGCTATTTCGAGAGTTCGAGGATTACCGTATGGAAGATCCCTGTGTTACGTATTTCAACATTAATAGCAACATTGCCATCGATTTTGTGACAACCGAAAGCGAAACTCAAAAACACCATCTTCAGAAGCTAAACGAAAAATATTACTCAAAACCCGCTAGTGATTAGTTTTTCTTTTCTTTGTCCTTTGGTTTAGGGGGCTCAGGGATAGGAATAACGAGCCTTTCCGGGTTTACGATGTGTTCGTGGTCATGTATTTGTCTTGAAGGTTTTGGTTTTTCTTTGTTTTCTCCCATTTTGAAACACCTCCCCAAATGCACTCCTTTGTAATGCTTCCCTGACGATTTTACCACTTGTCTGAAAAGGCGGTGAAGTGTCGTGAAAAACGACACGGAACGCAAGTCGTGCAGCCTTACGATCCGGCTGTCGAATGAAGAATTGAGGCTTCTTGATGAAGAGGCTAAGCGCCTCTGCAGGACCAGAGGGAATCTTATGCGTTATCTCCTGCGAGAGCATTTGAGGAAGGAGGGACGGCTTTGATGGACGTAGAACGAAATCCTTTGCTTCTGGAAGAGAGATCTCTCGGCGTGAAAGTTATAGACCAAAAGGTCGTCGTCTCGAGTCGGGACGTCGCCAGGGTGTTCGAGAAGGAACACCGACGCGTCCTCCAGGACATCAGGGATCTCGGTTGCAGCCGTGAATTCCGACTGCACAATTTCGTGCAGTCCTCATACATCAACGAACAGGGCCGGGAAATGCCTGAATACCTCATGACCAGGGACGGGTTCACGCTCCTGGCGATGGGCTACACGGGCCCGAAGGCCATGAAGTTCAAGGAGGCCTACATCTTCGAGTTCAACCGGATGGAACGGGCGCTGAAGGACCAGGCCCTGGACGAGGCTGAACTTCTGGCCAGATTGGCGGCCAACATGGCCGAGTTCCAGAAGAAGCAGCGGGCAATCAACGGGATCCATTCGGCGCGCCTAGTGGCCCTAGAGGAGCGGGTGACGGCGCAAAGCCGGGATCGCGAACAGGCCGTGGAGTACCTCCGGAGGCTTCCGGAACCGTCGGCGGTCCCGCCGGCGAAATCTACCCGGATCCTCACCTATCAGAGGACCCTCTCCTGGGCTCGGAAGAACGGCCTTTCCCCACAGGAAGCATTCAATTACCTGTACCGCGAGTTTGCGGCGAGGTATCACGTGGATCTCAAGACCAGGGCGAAGAACAGAAAGATGGATTCTGTCCTCAAGTATGCCGAGCGGGATGGTTTTATCGACGAGGTGTATGTGCTTGCGTGTCATCTGTTCCCCGTTGAAGAGCGGGAACCGATGCTGGTCTGACGGTAAGGGGGGCGTGGCGAGATGGCAGGTCAAACGGTTTTCGTAGTCGACGAATCGATGCCGGAACAGATACGGCAGTTGGGCGCCAAGATCGACCAATTGTCGAAGGAGCTCGAGAAGCACAGAAAGGAGGCTGGCAAGGGCGAGGCGTACGAATACGGGTTCATGAGGCTTCCGCAGATCCTCGAGATCATTCCCGTCAGCAAGCCCACCTGGTGGCGGTGGGTCTCCGAGGGGATCGCTCCGAAGGGTGTGAAGTTGAGCAAATCCATCACCGTATGGCGGGTGGAGGATGTCAGGGCCTTTGCCGAAAAGGTCGCAGCTGAAGGTCTGGAGGGTGTTCAAGATGTTTGATCCGGAACTGAAGGAGTTCATCAATGCCGTCATGCCGGGCGGATACGACGAACGCCCCGACGATAGCCGGGGCGCCGCCGAAACGGGAATCCTGCATGGGAGCTGCCACTCCCATGAGAATTGTACCACCGGGGCAAGGCTATGAACCGCCTTCTGTTGATGTTCGTCGCGGTCGCCGTGCTGGCCGGCGTGGCAGTTGCGCATACGTCTCGGGAGAGATTCGGTGACGAGTACCTGGAGTTCTTGCGGGAGGTTTCCGTCGAACATGTGGTGATGCCGGAAGAAACACTTTGGGATATCGCAAGAACCTATCATCCCGAACGGGATCCCAGGGAAGTCATTTTCTACGTCCGGAAGATCAACGGTCTCGAGGGCCCGCAGGGACCTGTGCTGCAGGTCGGTCAGCGGGTCAGGGTGCCGGTGGAGTTTTAGAGGTACAGGCAGGAGGCGGATCATGGCACACAAGCGATTTATCACAAGTGACATTTCAACGGACGAAAAACTGGCCCCTGTCGCGGCGGAGGACGCGATGAGTTCTCTCATGTGGCCATGGCTCTTGCTTGAGTTCGACGACTGGGGGAGAGCCGAATATTCTCCAACTCGAATAAAGCTCTCACGATTCCCGGCACAGGTAGCCTTGTCAGCGCAGGACATCGAGCGCGCGATCAACCTTTTTATCAAGCATGGACTCATGCACAAGTATGAAGATGGCGACAAGTCATATCTTGCCGTGCGCCCACGTTCTTGGATCAAACACCAGACATACCTGGTCGGGACGAAGCGTCCTGGTGCCGACTCGAAATTTCCGGCTCCGGAGAATCCTCCATGGTCAAAGGAAGAGGAAATCGAGCTTCGCATCACCATGACAAGAACGTCAGACCGCGCCAAGGTCGAAAGGCAATTGACGGAAATGTCAGCTGACAATTCCGAATGTCAGCTGACAACAGCTGACGTCAGCCGACAGTCGGGAATGTCAGTACCTTCCCTTTCCCCTTCACCTTCACCTTCACCTTCACCTTCACCTTCACCTACAAAAACAAAAAACAAAAAAGACATGTCCGGCGAAAGTGCCGCCGGACTTTCTGCCGAGTTCGAGGAGTGGTGGGAGGGATACCCCAGGAAGGACGCGAAAAAAGAGGCACAGGCGAAATATCGGGCCACGAGGCGCAAGGGCGTGAGCCGCGATGACCTCTTCCGAGCCCGGGACGTGTATGCCAGGTACGTCAGGTCCCAGGGAACGGAGAAGCAGTTCATGCTGCTGGGAAAGACCTTTCTCGGCCCGAATGATCGATGGCGGGACTGGCTAAGAGGGCCCCCGGTGTCCGGAAGGTCGGCGGAACCGGCCACCGCTGCGGATTTTGCGGACGAACGCAGGGAGATAGACGAGCTTTTCGGAGGTGATCAGCGTGCCTGGTGGCAATGGCGAAAGGCTGGAAAGCCTGAAATCGGCGAGTGGCGTCGTGGCAGAGGTAATGGATCGGCTCGAAACGGTGAAGGAGACCGCCAGGTCCCTGGCTGAATGTCCCGGGACGTGCCGGAACGGGAAGCTGGAGCTCTCGTGTGAGGGGAAGCCCTTCTGGTGGCCGTGCCCGTTGATGACCAAAGACTGCGAGTACGGAGCGAAGCTGTATCGGCAATTCGTGGAGCAGATCCGGCTGGCTATCGTGGGGTTGGACATCCCGAGGGTGCACGTGGGGAACTTCTCCGAACCCCGGTCGACGACGGCCATGAAGGCGGCTTCTCAGTGGAGCGGTGCCGGGTTTCTGGTCCTGATCGGGCCGACGGATACGGGAAAATCCTTCGCGGCCGCCTGGGCGGTGAAACGTTTCGCGGAGAGAACCATCGATCGTGATGCCTGGCGGAGGCCGGACAAGTGGCATGAAAGCGTGGCGAAGATTCAGGGATCGGTCCGATGGGTGCATATCCAGGAACTCATCGAGGCTCGGGAAGACAGGGAGCGGATCCTGAAGGCCAGGTTTCTCGTGATCGACGATCTGGCCAGCGAAGACGCGACTCCACGAACGAAATCTGTGATCAATTACGCGATTTCGACGAGATACGACGACCGGCTCCCGACGGTGATCACGGCGAACCTTACGCGGCGTGAGCTTGAGGAACGCTACGACGGAAGGATCATGGATCGCTTGATCAACTCCGGGATCATCGTCGATTGTGACGGGCCCGGTTTCAGGGCGGAGATGGGGTGAGGTCGGAAATGGCGAGAGCCTCGATCTTGCTTCCGAGGGAAAGCGAAGAGGTCTGCCGGAGGGCGAAGCGGGGCGACAGCATACGCCTTATCGCAACGGATCTCGGGGTTTCGGAAACGGCCGTCTCTAACACGCTCAAAAAGCGCGGCGTCGAACCGAGAAAGCCCCAGGGGAAAGCGACGGGGCAATATTGGACCTTGCAGGACCAGCGGTGGCTCGAGGACCTCATGAACCTAGGGGTATCTTCGGTGTCCATCGCCGAGGCTATGGGGCGCCCCTTGCCGACGATCAAGCAGAAGCTGCGCGAGATCCGCCTGAAGCGGGAAGGCGTGGAAAGGCTCGAGGTGGGCAAACGGTACCGGATCCTGCAACGGCAGCTGCGGCGCGTCGGGGTGGAGGATCAGATGCGGTGCCGGTACGAAGGAGAATGCCCAGGCGTCGGCGTGAGGCACCATCTGTTTCGGAGTATGGCCGGCGGGTACCTGGTCGCCATTTCGGACAGGCAGATGGACGACTACGAGATCAGGGAGGACGGAAAATGACGACAGTAAGGGATTTGAAGCAGAACGGCACGATACGGCCGGTGACGACCTTCGAGCGGAAGGCCCTTGAAGTTGCGCGGTTACTGGAGAAAAAGAACGCCGATTACGGCGGAAGCTATGACGAGATCCGCGAGGAATTCGGCGAGTTGTCGTTTTTGATCCGGTTCACCGACAAGTACAAGCGAGTCAGGCATCTGATCAAAGGCGGAGAGCTGCAGGTGAAGGAAGAGAAGATTGAGGATTCCCTGATGGATCTTGCCGGGTACTGCATCCTGGAGCTCTTGTACAGGGAAGGCAACGCAGAGCGGACCATGGAATCTGATGCAAAAGAGGAATCCCATGGAGAGCGGGCATCCTGATTCCCGGGGGAGAAGGCTGCGGTGCCGGCACTGGAGCATGGAAAAAGAAAAGTGTCTACTGCATATGGCCGGCTGCGACCACTGCTTCATGTTCGATCGGATGAACGAGGATGAATATCGGGCGCGTGCCAGAAAATGGGGCCTGAAGGTGCAGGAACTGCTGTTTGAATGATGAAGGAGGTGGGGTCATGGGCTTGCCGAAACATGTGAAGAAGTTCGTGCTCGAGGAGATCCGCTCGCTGGATTACTACCGCAGGGAGATCGAGTTCAGAAAACGTAGGATAGAGGAATTGCAGCAGGAAATGGGTGCCGTCATTCTGCCTGATCGTCCCTTCGAGAAGGAGCATGTCCGGGGAGGCAAGCCCGCCGATCCTGCCCAGTTGAAGGTGTTGTACCTGCAGGAGGAGATGGAGCACCACCAGGAACGGTTCCGGATCCTCTCAAGGAAGGTGAAGATTCTCACCGAGGCTTTGGACATCCTGGACCCTGAGCGGTGCCATGTCATCCGGTGGGCGTCGGAACGTGAACGTGATCGTGCCCCCGCCTGGCAAATCGCCGAACGGTACTGTGTAAGCGAGAAAACCATCTACAGGTGGCAGGTTGAGGCGGTGCAGAAGCTGGCTCCGTTGTTGGTTGGGGTGTTTGGGAGATGATCGATATTTAAATCTAGCCTGATTCTACAAAAGGAAGTATTGAAAAAATAGGTCTTGGCATTATAGTGTTTTGTAAACCCCTTGACGAAGAGGCCATTTGATGGATCTTAAAGACCGCCAGATACGTTTAACATACGAGAGCCAAGATTTTTTCGAGAAAGATATCACTTTTTCTCAATTAGCCAGTTTTTTGCAGGCAACGCAAAAAACTATATACGAGACTGCGGAATTTATTGCTTCAGAGGAAAAACTGGAATTAGATCAAAAACAGATACGAGAAGAGATTGAAGAATATTGCCAATTGAAAAGAGTTTTGGAAGAAAAGTGTTGCTATACGTTGGTCGGAGAAATATCACCTGAACATTCCATTGGCCCTATTACGGATATCGGTAAAGCTGCGTTACAAAAACTTCGTGAAATATTAGCAAGCCTTATATCAGATGATCCTTACACTGAAATTGAGGAAATCCTTCCGAGTCCAATTTGGAGAAATAGGATCCTTCAGAAACTCAAGCCAATAGCTCCAGCAGAAAAGGACAAATGGCGAGTTTCGATAGCTGTAAATAATCGAGAAAATGTTTTCGTCCTAAACCCGGGGATCAAAAAAGTTATTTCCCGCATAATCCCTGCAAAAGCTCAAGAAATGGTAACTTTGCAAGGTGAATTGAAGCGACTAAGCCTTGACGAAAAGAAATTGGGGATCCTCCTTGAAGGAGAAATGAGAATTGTTCCCGTAAGTTACCCGGAAGAATTCGAGGATACCTTGAAAAATTCACTTGGCAAGATTGTGAGGATAGTAGGGGATGTAGAGTATGAACATGATGGGCTGGTAAAAAAGATGAAATCCTTGAGTAACGTTTCTGAGCCCGAAAAATTCTATATTGAGATGAAGGAAATCAATTTTAACGGACGTGTACTACAAAGTCGGGATAAACTAAGGTTTGAACCATTTTATGATTCTGATATCCATATGATGGCAATTCGAGACCCTGAATTTAGGATGTTTGTTTCGGGTAATACGAAAGAGGAACTTCAAAAAGAAATTGAAGAAGTGATTGCATTTCTTTGGGAAGAGTATGCTCTTGAGGAAGATAAAAACTTAACAAAGGGAGCAATCGATTTGAAAAACAAACTTCTCGATACTTTTAAAGAGGAGTCTCAAAATTGAATCCAAGGAAAAAAGGGGATGTTGAGAAAGCTCTTAGGCGAAAGGGCTTTCGTTCAAGAGAATCTCATCATACCTTTTGGAGTTACTACTCGACAGAGGGGAAAAGAACCGAAATTTTCACCAAAGTGAGTCATGGGCACAGTGAGATTTCCCCAGACAATCTAAGAAAAATGGCAAAGCAATGTTTTTTAACAAACTCGGAATTTGTGGATTTGATGCAATGTCCGCTCAGTAGAGAACAATACGAAGAAATACTACGCCAAAAAGGATTAAAGTTCTAATGGATCCTAGTCATATTTCCAACAACAACAACAACAACAACAACAGCAGCATCTGAAGACCGATGGAGCTATATGATGATCACAATATCAAGATTATCGAGAAAAGAGATTCTATATATCTCGAGGGGTGAACAAAGCACGCAATTCTTCAATATCTTTGAAATGATTTCGCATAAGTTTCGTTAATTCAAGAAAACTTTTGTCATTAAAAGAACCCTGAAGAGGTTCTGGTACAGGTATGGTGTTCTCCCTGAAGAAGCGTTCAAATTCAGCATAAAGTTTGTTTAGCCATTTCTCTGTAGCTTCTTCTTCTGTTCCAAAGAATTGAAAGTGCTTAGGACTAAGAGGTTGTTTTTGGAAATGAAAAGTAGCATTTCTAAAGCGACGTAGCCGATCAACAAAAGGAGAGTCTAAAAGTTCATCTATCTTTGGGTCAGTCAGTTTTAGTTCCTGCCAACCCTCGATAACTAGATATATTCCAGAATACGAATACATAAGGTAGAGTGTGGCTGGAGAGAAGAGGAAAAATAGCAAACCAGCAATATCAGTTTCGACTAACTCTTTCCACTCGGGATTAAACTCTTTTCTGAATAGACTGCGCATATGCGCAGCATAGGCGAAATATCGGTACAGTGTGACAATTTCCGGGCTCATTTCCGGCAACAATAACACAACCTCCATATTTGATCTGTCAGAAAAAAGCTTTTCATAAGGTACTTTAAAAGAAATATTTGGGATTCGTAAAACCTATATGGAGCTATCGTTCATTTACTTAAGTGAAAAGTTAGGAGATAAAGGGTTTAGGATAAAGGAGTCCTAAGCATTCGTTGCGTTCTGCATCTTCCTGTTCGGAATTAAGCCTTGCTTGTTATTGCTTCTGACAATGTGAGATTTAAGACGGATCCATATTATTGCAAAACGCCTTTTTTAAAAAATAAGGAGAGAAAACGTGGTTCCTGTTGCTATAAAGTATAATAAGAGACTAGAGGAGATTGCCTGAGAGTAACGCTAGACTTTTAGACACATTATATAACGGCCTTTGGCTTAACATCTTAAAATTATAGCACGAACGAATGTCTTATAGTTTCAGAGTGGAATAAACAGAATCCCTATCCTCCCGTTTAATCCCTATATACCGTAACGTGACTCCCTGCGAATGGTGGTTCAGGATATCCTGGATCACTTCCAGGTCCACCCCCGCCTTGTAGGCATGGTACCCAAAGGTCTTCCGCATCGTGTGTGTCCCTATGGCTTCCTCGACACCGGCTTCCTGGGCGGCGTTCCGGATGACCCGGTAGGCCTGGTTCCGTGATATGGCCTTTTTGCCCTTTCCCTTCCTGGATTGAAACAGTGGAGTTCCCGGGTCCAGCCGGATGCCTCCCTTTCTCAAATATTCCCTCAGCGCCTTTTTCGTTGGGTCGTTGATGGGAAAGTCTTTTGCCTTCCCGGTCTTTTGTTCCCGAATTCGAATGCGGTCTGCTATCCGCGTGCGCTTCTTTGGATGGGTCACGTCTTTGATCTTCAGGGCCAGCATGTCGGAGATCCTCAAACCCGAATTGATCCCCAGGACAAAGAGCGCATAGTCCCTCAGGCTCCGTTTCTTTAATATCCGCTTCATGGCCTCGATGTCAGTCTTGTTGCGGATTGGCTCCACATATTCCATCTGTACAGGCTCCCAAAGATAAAGATTTTCATATGGACGTAATGTTGTCTGTTTTAGGCCGTTACAAGAGTTCGCTTTGTGTATTTCAAAGCCTTGCTGTTGCCGTATTTTCCGGCTCTTCGCGCGAATGTCACAGAATGTCTTTATGACACATTCAAAGCCGCCTGGAATGAATGTACTCAAAAGGGTCAGGCTTCGGGTCGAAATGTCCGAATGCTGTCCGAATTCTTGTGCTTCTCAATGGTTGGATGATATCGGGGTATGACGCCCCCTTGAGGATGGAGCTCCGCGGGCAACGCCTCCCCCGCGGGGCTCTTCCTATATCCAATTTTGGACAGTTCTATGTAAGGAAACGGTCGGGCCCGTCCATCGAGGGCGGGACCAGGGGAGCACGCCCCAACATGCGAGGGGTGGGAGCGCGGGGCGTATATAAAAGGTGCGAAAAACGGGTCCTTCCAAGGCTTTGCGGCCCAGGGGTCGGCGAAAGCCGCGGTGGTCCTCTAGCCACAGGGGGGGCTGAAAATTCGTTTCCGGTTCCGGTTTTTGGGGTGGTGAGATGGACAGCTTCGAGACCAGCATCATATCTAGTAAAGACCTCGCAGGGATCCTTGGTGTCACCACCAGGCGCATCCGGCAACTGACGCAAAACGGGGTTTTTCCGCAGGTTGCCAGGGGGAAATACGTACTGGGTGAGGCCATGCGAAGCTACATTTCCCACCTCCAGGAGAAGGCCAGGGAAGCCGCGGTCGACCCCAAGGATCTCCAGAAGGAACTCACCAGGCTTAGGAGGGCCCAGGCGGACAAGACGGAGCTCGAAGTCAAAGAGTATCGCGGAGAACTCCATCGGGCGGAGGACGTGGAAGACGTCTGGACGGAGATGCTTTCGAACTTCCGCGCAAGGATACTTGCCGTGCCTACGAAGCTTGCTCCGCAGATCCTCGGTATCGAGGACCTGAAGGAAATGCAGAAGGCGTTGAAGGATGCCGTTTATGAAGCGCTTCAGGAGTTGAGCGAGTATGATCCGGACCGGATCGCTGAGCGAGCTCGCAAGAAGCGTCGTTAAGGTCGTCGCGCCTCCGCCGGATCTGACGGTATCCCAGTGGGCAGACCGGGAGCGCCGGCTTTCCAGCGAATCCAGCGCAGAACCCGGGCGGTGGAAGACGGACAGGGCGCCGTACCAGCGGGAGATCATGGACGCCCTGAACGATCCGGCCACCGAGACGATCGTCGTCATGAGCTCCGCCCAGGTGGGCAAGACGGAGATCCTCCTCAACATCATCGGCTACTACATCGACCAGGACCCGGCGCCGATCCTGCTTCTGCAGCCGACGCTCGAAATGGCCGAGGCCTTTTCGAAGGACCGCTTGGCTCCCATGCTGCGTGATACGCCGGCGCTGAAGGGGAAGGTCAAGGATCCGCGGAGCAGGGATTCGGGGAACACCCTCTTGCACAAGCAGTTTCCCGGAGGGCATATCACCATGGCCGGCGGAAACTCTCCCGCTTCGTTGTCCTCCCGGCCCATACGGATCCTTTTGGCCGACGAGGTCGACAGATATCCCGTTTCGGCGGGATCCGAAGGCGACCCCTTGAGCCTCGCCGAACGGCGGACGTCGAACTTCTGGAACCGCAAGAAGGTCTACGTCAGCACGCCCGGAGTACGAGGCATGTCCAGGATCGAGGCGGCCTACGAGAACTCGACGCAGGAGCAATGGTGCCTGCCGTGTCCGTCCTGCGGAAAACTGCAGCCACTGACGTGGGCGCAGCTGCATTTCGAGGATCTCACGCTCGAGTGCGTTCATTGCGGTGCGCGTCATACCGAGGTGGCATGGAAACGTCAGGAAGGGCAGTGGGTGGCGAGGAAGGAACACCCGGTTCGAGGGTTTCACCTGAACGCCCTTGCGTCTCCTTGGAAGACCTGGAGCGCCATTGTCGCCGAGTTCAAAGAGGCGAAACGGATCGGCCCCGAAGGGCTCAAGGCGTGGGTGAATACCGTCCTCGGCGAGACGTGGGAAGAAGAGGGAGACGTGGTCGAGGAAGACGCGCTGAGGACCAGGCAGGACCATTACGGCGCGGAGGTCCCCGACGGGGTCCTCGTGCTGACGGCCGGCGTCGACACCCAGGACGACCGACTCGAGGTCGAAGTGGTCGGCTGGGGGCTCGGAAAAGAATCCTGGTCGATCGAATACAGGACCATCTACGGAGATCCCGGGCAGAACGCGGTCTGGGAACAGCTGGACGAATTTCTGGGTCGTTTCTGGAGCTTTACTTCGGGGCAGCTGATCGGGATTTCCTGCACGTGCGTCGACTCGGGCGGACACTTTACCGACCAGGTGTATCGGTTCTGCAAGGCGCGGGAGCACCGGAGGATCTTCGCGATCAAGGGGAAGGGCGGTCCAGGCAATCCCGCCATCGTCGGAAAACCCACGAGAAACAACAGGCACCGGACGGCCCTTTTCACGCTCGGCGTGGACACGCTGAAGGAGCTTTTTTTCTCGCGTCTCAAGGTGGAGGACCCTGGGCCGGGATATTGCCATTTCCCGAAGGGCCCGGAAAAAGGCCATGACAGGGCCTATTACCTGGGGATCACATCGGAAAAGAAGATGCTCCGTTACAGGAAAGGGCGACCCTACATCGAGTGGGTGAAGCGGGGGTCCGGGATCCGGAACGAACCGCTTGACTGTCGAATCTACGCGACGGGGGCCCTGGAGATCTTCAATCCCGATCTCGAGAAACTGGCCAAAAGTGGCCCGAAGGCACGGCGCTATGCCCAAAACTCTCCCATGACGGCGCAGCGGATGCATGTGGGCCGGCGCCGCAGGGTCATCAGCAAGGGTATCGGTTAGGGGTGAAAACATGGCCGAATGGACACTGACTGAGGCACAGCAGCACCTGGACGATTGGCTCGAGGCCGAGCGGGCCCTCGCGACTGGCCAATCCTACAACATGAACGGCTATTCGCTGACGCGGGCGGACTTGCAGACCGTCCGGGACCGGATCAATTTCTGGCGCGCCGAAGTGACCCGGCTTACGGCCGGACGAAAGAGCGGGCCGAAAATCTTCCGCGTCGTTCCGAGGGATCTGTGATGAGCATCGTCGACAGGCTCGTAGGGATCGTGTCCCCGGAGCGTGAGGAAAAGCGTCTGGCTGCCAGGGTTCGCGTGAGCACGATACGGCGGTTCATGAACAAGGGCTACGACCAGCACGGGGCGAGCGTGGCCAAAAAGATCCTCCGCGGGTGGCGGACACAGGCCGGCGATCCCGACGACGACATCGTCAAGAATCTGGCCAAGCTCCGGGAACGCTCCCGGGACCTTTGGATGGGGGAATCCCTCGCCACGGGGGCCCTGAAGACGATCCGGACTAACGTCGTCGGTCCGGGGCTGGTACCGAACGCCATGATCCGAAACGACATCCTCGGCCTGACGGAGGACAAGAAGAGCGAATGGGAGCGCCGCGTCGAGGAACTCTGGACCTACTGGGCCGGCTCGACGGAATGCGATATCCGGAGGATGCACACTTTCGGGATGTTGCAGGGGCTCGCCATGCTCTCGGTTCTCATGAACGGAGACGCTTTCGTCTTGCTGCCCATGATTCCCAGGGACGGGAGCCTCTTCGACCTTCGGGTCCGGCTGATCGAATCGGACCGGGTCGGTGACCCGTCGCCGAAGCCGAAGGATGCGGACGTGCTCGGGGGCGTCGAAGTCGACGGAAACGGATGCCCTCGAGCCTACTGGATCGCGAACCGGCATCCCGCAGGAAGCGGGACGGGACAGATCAAATACGAACGGCTGGACGCCTTCGGAAAGGATTCTGGCAGGCGGAACATCCTGCATCTCATCGATCCGGAACGCATCGAGCAGCGCCGCGGGGTGCCCGTCTTGGCGCCGGTGATCGGGGACCTGAAGCAGCTCAGCAGGTACAAGGAAGCGGAACTCGTCGCTGCCGTGGTCAGCGGATACTTTACGGTTTTCGTCAAGACGCCGGTACCGGGCGCGGAATCGCTCGGCGAGGCGATCCCTCTGGAAGACCAGGTGGATGCCGACGACGCGACCACGATAGAACTCGGCAACGGGTCCGTCGTGGGGCTTGCTCCAGGGGAGGATATCACCACGGCGAGCCCGAGCCGGCCGAACTCGAATTTCGAGAGCTTCGTGGCCTCGATCAGCCGGCAGATCGGAGCGGCCCTGGATCTGCCCTACGAGGTCCTGATCAAGCATTTTACGGCCAGTTATTCGGCCTCGAGGGGAGCGCTTCTGGAGGCCTGGAAGTTCTTCAAGGTCCGGAGGGCCTGGCTGGCGGCCATGAAATGCCAGCCGATCTACGAAGAGTTCGTCACCGAAGCGGTAGCCCGTGGGTATCTCGAAGCCCCGGGCTTTTTTGATGATCCCTTGGTCCGGTGGGCCTATACGCGGGCGGACTGGAACGGGCCCACCCAGGGACAGCTGGATCCGCTGAAAGAAGCCAAGGCCGCGAAGATCCGCGTCGATGAAGGCTTTTCTACCAGGGCCCGTGAGACTGCGGAAATGACCGGCGGCGACTGGGAGTCCTTCCACGCGCAGCGCGTCAAGGAGGAACGAATGCGACGTGAGGCGGGATTCGGACCGTCCGAGCCGATGCCGGAAGAGAGGGATGACGATGTCACAGAAGGCGACATCACGACAGAGTAAGGAAAGGGGCAAAGAGGGGCCCGATCGAACACATACGGCCGGAGGGAGGGAGGAAATGCCGAAACGTTTCTGGAATTTCAGGGCGCAGGAAAACGGGGTGGCGGAACTTCTGCTTTACGGGGTGATCGACGAAGACGAATCCTGGGGTGGAGTCGGGGCACGGGAGTTCGCGAAGGAGCTGAAAGGGCTCGGCGACGTCCGGGAGATCCGGGTACGGATCAATTCTTCGGGCGGATACGTTTTCGCCGGTCAGGCGATCTATTCGACGCTCAAGCGGCATAAGGCCACGGTGACGGTGTACGTGGACGGTCTCGCCGCATCCATCGCGAGCGTCATCGCCATGGCGGGAGACAGGGTCATCATGCCGAAAAACGCGCTCATGATGGTCCACAACCCCTGGGGGCTCGCCGTCGGCGACGCGGAGGACATGCGCAAGACGGCGGAGGTCCTCGATACCATAACGGAGACGATCATTTCCGCCTACCAGGACAAGACGGGACTGGAGCGCGACGACATCCTGGAGCTCATGGAAGCCGAGACATGGATGACCGCCCAGGATGCCCTGGATTGGGGCTTCATCGACGAGATCGAAGGGGAAGGGCAGATCGCGGCCTCCGTCCGTGGTCGGCAGCTGGTGGTCAAGTCCGGAATCGGCGAGGCCAGGCTTTCCCTGGAATCGCTCAAGCAGACGGAGGAGCTGAAGAGGAAAGTTGCGGCCTTGCCGGCCGCTCGAGATGAAAGGCCAGGATGTGGCGAAACGATTGAACCGGAAGGAGGAGCGGTAATGAACCTTGAAGAGCTGGCGGAGCAGTATCCCGAGCTCCTGGAAGAAATCCGGAACCAGGCCCGAACGGAAGGGGCAAAGCAGGAGCGGGAGCGGATCAGGGCGATCGAGGATCTGGCGGTGAAGGGCTTCGAGGAGATCGTGACGAAGGCGAAGTTCGAGGAGCCTAAACAGCCCGAGGACGTGGCCGTTGAGATCGTCAAGGCCCAGAAGCAGCGGGGCGAGAAGGTGCTTGAAGACCTTCGCAAGGATGCGAAGGCCCTCGAGGGTGTGCAGCCCGGGGCGACGGAACTCGACGCCGGAAAAGGCGAAGAGGATGAAGTCGATGACATGGCTTCAAAGATCGCTCTGGCGTTCAGGCGGCGGTAGGCCGCGAAATGACGGAAAAGGGGTGAACGTGAAATGAGTGAAATCTACACGCCGGCGAATCTGTTTGCCGGAAGTTCCATGCCCATCGTGTCCGGAACGATGATCCTGGCGTCGGGGCAGAACCTTGCGCGGGGGTCCGTGCTGGGCAAGGTAACGAAAGCTTTGGGGTCCGTCGTCTCCGGATCGAACACCGGCGACGGCGAACTCTCCGGGATCGCCCTCGGCGCAAGGGCGCAGATCGGAAGCTATGCGCTGGTCTGTATCGCTGCGCCGTCCGGAGCGGGCGCGAACGATGCGGTCTTCGCCGTCTATGCACCCGACGGGTCGCGTCTGGAGGATGCAGTTCAGGGCGTAGCCTACGCGAACGGGCACCTGGAGTTCACCATCGGGAACGCGACCGCCGCGGATTTCGCGGTGGATGACAGCTTTGCCGTTCCCGTGACGGCCGGGTCCGGGTACGCCAAGCTCGTCGACAGCGCGAACGTGGACGGCAGCGCGGAGCCCGTGGCGATCCTGGCTGACGATGTGGAGGCCACGGGAGGGGACAAGCCCGCACCGGTGTATCTGACGGGCGAATTCAACGAGGATGCCCTGACCTTCGGAGGCAGCGACGATGCGGATACGCATCGCGACGCCCTTCGGGATCTCGGGATCCTCCTCAAGACGATCGGATAAGGGGGTGGCATGAATGCCCATCAGCATTTTTGAAACGCGCACCATGCTCAAGGCCCTGGAGCAGAGACCGGCGCCGAAGACCTTCATCCGGGATATGTTCTTCAGGGACGTGGAATATTCCGACACGTCGAAAGTCGATGTGGATGTCCAGAAGGGGACCAGGAAAATGGCGCCATTCGTTTCGCCCGTTCTGGCCGGGAAGGTTCTGGCGAACCAGGGTTTTACCACGCACACCTTCGAGGCTCCGCTTCTGAAGCCGAAAAAGCAGACCACCGCGGAAGACATCCTGAACCGGCTGCCCGGGGAGGCGCTCTATTCCGGCATGTCTCCCGACGAGCGGGCCGCGGTGAAGCTCGGAAAGGATCTTGCCGAGCTCGACGACGCCATCCTCAGAAGGGAAGAGTGGATGTGCGCCCAAGCACTTTTCGCCGGGAAGATCGCCGTGGAGGGCGAGGGCGTTAGTTACGAGATCGATTTCTCCGTTCCTTCGGACGCGCTGATCGGGGACGCCCTCTGGAGCGCCGAAGCGTCGAACCCGCTGGATACGCTGCGCCTGTTCTTCGGCGAGGTGGTGAAAGGGTCCGGCGTGAATCCCGACGTCTGCATTATGGCGCCCGACGTGGTGCCCTATTTCCTCAACCATGCCAAGGTGCAGAATCTGCTCGACAAGCGTCTCATCAACACGGGGCAGATCGATCCGAAGCAGCTTCCGAACGGGGCGACCTACCTAGGGCACATCAACGAGCTGGGTCTCGACGTCTACTCCTATCTGGAGTGGTACGTGGACGACACCGGAACCCAGCAGCCCATGGTTCCGGAGAAGAAAGTCCTTCTCGGGTCCACCAGGGCCCAGACGGTCATGAACTACGGAGCGGTCGTCACGAAGGACGAATCCGGCCAGATGGTGACGTACATGGCGAACCGGGTGCCCCGCAGCTGGGTCGACGACGATCCGGTCGTGAGGTGGGTGCAGCTCCAGAGCCGGCCCTTGCCGGTACCGACCCAGGTCGATGCCTTCTACGTGATCGAGGTGATCTCCTGATGATACGGGCCCTGAAACGCCTCAGATCGCTCAGGGCCCTCTACCTGCCCGGGGACGAGATCCCCGGGCTTTCTCACGAAGAGGAGAAACGGCTGATCGAAAAAGGGTATGCCGAACGAGTTGCCGAAACCAAAAATGATGAACCGGAAAAAACTGTCGCAAAAGATCCGGAGCCCGTCGCCGAAAAGGCGAAAGCCGATGAGGAGGCTATATTGAAAACGTCCGGCAAACCCGAGACTAAAACGCCGAGGAAACGGGGGTCAGGAAAGAAGGGATCTGAATGAACTTCAAAGACCAGGTCCGGGCGGACTTGGAGACCCTCCTGGGTGGGGAATTCGCCGAAGACGTGGAGATAGAGGGCGCGATGGTGTCCGCCGTCGTGTCCAGGGATGCGGCGCCCGAATCGGGAAACGAGTTGGCTTCGGAGGGGAGCTCCGCGCGAGCGACGGTTTTCCTGTCGGCCAAAGAGGTCGACAAGCCCCAGCGCGGGGACGTCGTCAAGGATTCGGGCGGCGTGGTCTGGAAGGTCGTCCAGGTACGGCCTTTACCCGGGGCCTATAGTCTCCTTTGCGTCTCGGAAGAGAACCCCTGGGGGTGACGCCATGAAGACCACCGTTGAAGTCAAGGACGAGGCGAGCCCTTGGCTCGAGTGGGCTGCGGAAGCCTTTCCGAATTTCACCAGGTCGGCCTTGAAAAGCACCGGCTGGTGGCTCTCGCGGGAGATCAAAAAGGGCATCCGGTCCGGGGCCCCGGGAGGAAAGCGATACCCGAAACGGATGGAAGCCAAGCGGCGGCGACCGCTGGAAGCCCGGTTCGGGGGCCAGGCGAAACGAATGTACCCGTGGCTTGGCCAGTTGCCGAAGGCGGTGGGGTATCAATACCAGAAGGGCGACAACTCGGTTCTGGTGGGCCCATTGAGTCCGAGCGCCGTCAAGCTATTCGAAAAGCACGAAAGCGGTTCCAAAAGTCCGGCGACGCAAAAGGTGCGTCGCGCGTTTTTCGCCGCCGGAGTCGGGATCAGCAAGAGCAAGCGGACCATCGACCTGCCGGCGAGGCCGACGATCGGGCCCATTTTCGAGGCCTACGAGTCGAAGATCGTGCCCCATATCGAGGAGAAGATCTGGGGCTACCTGACAGGGAACAAATCCAGGAGCAAAAGAACATTGGTCCGGAAATACCGGGTCGTGAAACGATGGTTTTAGGGAGGGGTGCCAGTGACATTGAGAGATCTGGCCCGGAGCGTGCTCGGGCATATCCGGGACGATGCGGACGTTCGGGCGTGGTGTCTGGCGCAGTACGGAAAGAACATCTCCCTTTTCTTCGGCATCGGCGGCACACCTGACACGAACCCGAAGGATGATGATCTTCCCCTGGCGATCGTCACGGAAGGGAACATCGTCTACGGCGCCGGCGGAAAGCCGGAATCGGCGACGATTACGCTGGGGTGGGAGGTCAAGACGCAGGGAAGCTCCGATGAAGAGGGTATTCGTGAAGTCGGAGGCACGAAGGACTCCGACGACCTCGGAGAGCTGATCGCTGCGGCTATCCACGTGGTGGAGCGGGAATATTCCGTGACGTCCGTGGAAATGGCGCCGGCCACGACGGGCGAATGGGCGCCTCGCTTTCCGGGCGTCATGACCGTTTCGATGCAGCTCAGGTAAGGGATCACCTGAAAGGGGTGAATGAATGTGGCGAATGTGCTGAACCCCAATGACATCATCATTGGGACAGGGAAATTGTACATCGACGGTGTGGACGTGGGGCAGCTCGAGGGTGAGGTCCAGTTCACCCACGGCAAGAACTATTACGAGAAACAGGCGGGATTTCCCGCCACGACGATCCTTAAGATCATCCAGGAAGAGACCTGTATCGCGAACGTTTCCCTCCTCGAGGCGAACCTGAGCAGACTCAGATCCCTCATGGACGAATACGCCGAATACACGGCCACGACCGGATCCGCAAGCGTTACCGCGGAAGAGGTGGCGGTGAACGCGAGCAAGAATACCAAGCTTTCCCACGAGTTTCTGACCGGGACGATCACCGTCACGGATGCACTCGACAACCCGCTCGCCGAGGGGACCGATTACTACCTGGATCGACTTGACGGCCAGATTTGCCGCGTTTCCGGTTCCGTGAACATCGATGACGGTGACACCGTGAAAGTGAGCTACGACTATGTGACGCACGCCGAGTCGGGCTTCGGTTTCGGCGGTGCCGGTTCGGAATCCACAGAACACCAGCTCGTTTTCGTCCACAAGAAGAGAGACGGAACCTACCGGGTCGTCAAGATCTGGAAGGCGAAAGTGGGCGGCGATTTCGTCCTCGGATTCAATGACGCCGATGTGAGCCCCATAGAGCTCGAGATCTCGGCCGTCGCCGATTCGACGAAGGCAGCTGGACAGCAGTTCGGCCTTGTCTACGAGACGGAGACTCCGCCCTTCGGCGGGTGGTGATAGCTAGTGCGTGACTTTCCAAGGCCGAAGCCGGTGAAAGTGAAAATCTTCGGCGACGAACACGA